GGAACGTAGGAAGATGTCGGCGGCCGGGCCAACACGGCATTGTCTGCTCGGGCCAGTGGCGGCGAGGCCGATGAACCCTTTCACGTCGGAAGACCATGAGAGGCAGTTACGCGCGGCGCGCAACGGCGCGTGCTCTTTCTCAACGTCAGCTTCGCGAATGTAGCCAAAGCCGACGAAGCGATGAGCTGTCGTCACGACAACGGGAATCTCGTTGTCAATGGTAGAGGGGTGGTTTGTCATCATGCTTGTCTCCGCCCCTGATGAAACCCCGAGGCGCGGGTGTTCTTTTCCCTCAAAACAGATGGCTTATCTCTGCTGCGCTGTTCTGCGTTTCCTTTTCATGCCACCCTCACGGCCTCGTTGAGCCTCTTGCGCAAGCCCTGGTGACGCAGACGCTGGCTCTCGCTGAAGTTCTTGGTGTTGATGTCGCGAAGGTGGCCGGCGCAGTCGGCAAGCAGAAGATGGAGCTCAACCTCCGCCTCTGCCTGCTGTAGCCTGCCCTGCAAGACCTCGATGCTCTCGACATGGCGCGCGAGCTGTTCCCGGATCTCGTCCGCCTTGGCGAGGGCTTCGTGGGATTTGGTGATGTAGCTCATAGAAATCTCGCCTTGCGCATCACTTCCTCCCGAATACGACGTGCCTGGCATCGCGTTCAGCGATGCGGAACAAAACCACGAGGTCCTCAAACCCCAGGCCGTACTCCGCAAATATCCGAGCTTGCTCCAACCGGTCCCGGTACGGCTTCTGCATCACGTCCCGCCGCATCAGGTCCCGGAATTCCTTCGGCGTGAACCTCGGCATCGCGCTCACAGCACGGGCACGCGGCGCGCCAATCGGAGTCGAAGAGCAGTCCATGTTTTTCGCACCTCAGCAGGCTCATAGGTCAGTCTCCGTCTGGCCCATCTCAAATCCGCGCTGTCGCATCAGGAACGTCATGCAGCGAACGACGCTGGCGTTATCAGGAAGGCGATTGAGCTCCCAGTTGATGGCCTTGATCACCGAGAGCTCGATGTCGAGCGGGTCGACGCGCTGGCGGACGTTCTCGACCAAGGCCGGGAAGGCACGAATGACGTTGGTGGCGGTGCGGATCGTGCTCATTCCGCAGCCTCCAAAGCGGGCGTGTCCTGATTGGCTTCCTCGCTCTCGACACGGTTCTTGACGGCCTGCCATTCCTTTTGGAATTCGAGGTACTCAGCGCCATGGCGCGCCTTGTAGGCGGTGCGGGCCGGGAGGTTCGTGTTCCACCAGATGTCGATCTCGGTCGAGGTCCGGTCGTTGGCCTTCGCCCAGGCGAGCGCCGCGTCGCAGAACCGCCCGGCTGGCACGAGTTCAAGCCGCGCGCCGTGATCCCACATGACGGTCAGGGCATCCTTGCCGCCGACGAGAGCCATTTTTGCTTCGGCCGCCGCGTCGTCTGCCAACTCGCTTGCAGTCATGTTGAGCGAGTGCGCCCGGTCGATTTCTTCCTCGGTCACGAGGGCTGCGAAGTCGTCCGGCCACGCCTTGCGCAGAGCGTTGGCTTCTGCGCACTTGGCGATCATGATGCGGGGCATCTTCACCCAGCCGGTCTTCTTCTTGTCGATCTCGCCGTTAAAGAGCGGGACGTACTCGTCCCACCACGCCTCCCCGACGACGGGATGCCACTCGCCATGGGAGTGCTTGTAGACCGTGACCTCGCAACGCTCGATGCCGAGCGGGTTGGTCCTTTCGTTCGATGGGCACCGGTCATAGCGCGGAGCCTGTCCGTCGGGGCGGTAGGTCCCCGTGCGCTCCGCAATCGAGCGGTATCCGCCGATGGACGTCACCACCGTCATCTGCCGCTTGGCGTCGTCGTTCTTGTGGAACACGAAGCAGTAGATCTGCCGGCGCAGCGGATCGAGGCGCGCGTGCTTGCAGATGTGAATGAACTGGTCGAACTCGGCCGGGTTGCAATCCTTGGCAACCGTGCGGCGGATGAGGTCGAGTTGCTTGCCTTGCCACTGTACGAGTTCGGTCATGGCGTCCTCACTTGAACCGTATGGAAATCGTTTCGCCGCCGTTGGTCAGCGTCGCGCCGGGAACCGCCAACTGCGCCTTGAGCGCGTCGGTTATGGCCTTGAGATCGAGCTTCGGCGGCTGCGGCTTCCAGAACTGCGGCGGGATGTCGGCTTCGGCGGTGATGTTCGCCTTCGGCGGCACCTGGCGGCACGCGAGCGTGGCCTGGGCCAGCTCGATCTTCTTCATGCCGATCGTGCCGAGCGTGACGAGAAGTGCGGTGCGGATGTTTTCGGCCTGGCGCTCGAAGCGGTCGCGGCGCGCCTTGAGGGCGTCGAGCCGCCCTTTCGTGGCCTCGGAGAAAGCTTCAAGCTCGGAAACGCGATCGACGGCGAAGCCGATGGCCTCAATCAGGTTCGTCTCGCCTTCGATGGCGTCAACCGTCGCCTCCTCGTCGTCGGCAACGATCGAGTGAATATTGAGGAGCAGCGAACGTGCCGCCTCGGCTTCCAATTCGAGATTGCGCTTGAGGTTCGTCATCGCTCACCCCTGCATGAAAATGATGAAGCCGACGAAGACGAGCGGCGCGACGACGACCGCAAAGGCCGCCACGGCCTCGATGAGCTCGTGGGCGAGTGAGGGGCGGTGCTGCTCGAGCTTCCGGCGTTCGCGCTCGGCGTGAAGATCGATGACCATCTGAGACCTTTCTGTTTTGACTTGCCGTAGAGGCCGATGAGGAAGAGGAACACGCCGATCATGGCGCCGATATCGGTTAGGAACATGCGTTCTCCTGAGAACTGACCCCGCGGCAGGCTTCGACCGGATCAAGAGCCGAAGCTTTTCGGCGGAGAGGGCCCACACCTATCCGCGGGGAACTCGACTAACCCGCCGTCAACATCACAAGGCCGGCGAGCAGGACACCGACACCCGTCGAACCGACGGTACTCACGGCCGCAATGAACACGGCTTCTCTCAGGCTCATTGTCATGAGGTCCCCCCGGACACCGGTTGAGCCAAACGCGTAAGCAACTGACGCAACTAATCCGGTGAGATCATCCAGCAGCCGTCCTCGCGGTACTCGCGCTGGCCGCAGCGGATGCAGCGGCGCCGGTCCGGCACGCCGTAGTCCCAGGCGTGCCAACCGAGGAGGCAGAGGAGCCACGTCACAGCGAGCCCCCGTGCGTGCGCAGCTCGTCGTTGCCGCGAAGCCTGCGCTCGCGCGGGTGATCCGCGAGATAGTCGGCCCACAGGTCCTCGAGCTCGTCGTGGCAGTAGGTGTAGGCGTAGGTGGCGATCTTCGCGTGGAGCGGATTGCGCTCGGACACGGCGTGGAANNCCGGCCTCCTCGTCGGGCTCGATCTCGACGGCGCAGGTCATGACGTGGGTCTCGACCTTCTGCAGGCCGATCTCGGTGAAGCAGGGCATCTCGAATTCATGGCGCATGGCGTGATCCTTTCTGTTTGATGGGGGAGAGCGCCTTCTTTGCCCCTCGGCGCTCTCCCCGCCCCCACACTCCCCGCACCGGGAGTTCACCAGCCGACGCGAAGACCCGCGCGGCCTGCCCAAACGTCGCTGTTATCGGTGCTGACCGCGCCGCCAGCGAAGGCGGCCAGGCTCTGGTTGATGCGGACGACAGCCGTTGCGCCGACCGCAGCCGCGCCGTCTGTGAAGCCGAGACCGCCGGAGACCGCGAAGGTTTCCTTGTCTCCGAGCCAGACCGGCGTCGAGAGCGCGGCGGAAAGAGCGATGGCGTCGGACGCATCGAACTGCGGGATCGGCGAGGCCGGGCAGTCTGCGGCTCCGGCGAAGCTGTAGGAGCCGTCGTTGGCGCCTCCGTTGGAGATGCCGTCGATGGCGGCTTGCAGGATCGGCAGGTCAACGGGCGTCGAGGTGGTGCACGCGGTCTGCGCGTTGGCGGCGAGCGGCGCGATGCCGAGCATGAGAGCTGCGAAGGCTGCGGTGCGGATCATGATGCGGTCTCCGGTTTGCTTTGATCAGGCCCGGCGGGCGAGGGAACACCTGAGGAGGAAGTTCAGGCCGCCCGCCGGGATCACCTCTGCGCCGCGGGAGAAGGGTTCGAAGCGCCCCCGGTGATGAAGTAACTTAGACTTACGTTTTATGCTTCGTCAATCAAAAAAAGTAAGTTGAAATTACTAAATATGACGCACGAGCTTGCCGCAATCGCGCAGGCGGTTGAAGTTCCGAGCCAATGTCGAGATCAGCAAAGCCTGTTGACGGTCGGCCAAGCCGGGTGTGAATCCGCGCGCTGCCCGTTGACGGGAGCCCGTCTTGGGTGTCGGCTAACCGGAAGTTGAAGGGGGGGCGAAATGGACGATTTGGGACGCGCGATCGCGCAAATCAGATCGGAAGCAGCGGGCGAAAGCGATCACGCTGAGCTATGGGCCGAACTCGATGGAGCGCGTGGCAGAGGGGCATTCGTCAGCGCAGCACTTATCAGCCCTTGAATGATCAGTCCTTGCGGGCTACATTGTGGCCCACAAAGGAGATTGACGAAATGACCGCAATGGATAGCTCCGTGCGCGCCCGCATCGACAGCAAGCTCAAGGCCGACGCCGAGGCCGTCCTCGGCCAGATCGGCCTCACGCCGTCGGATGCCTTCCGGATGATGATGCTCCGCATCGTCGCCGAGAAGAAGCTGCCCTTCGAGCCGCTAATTCCCAACGCCGAAACCGAGGCCGCGATGCGAGACGCCCGGGCCGGCCGCGTCGCGCGCTTCGGGACGGTCGACGATCTGATGGCCGATCTCAATGAGGCGGATTGAGCGCGCGTCCGCCTTCAAGAAGGACTTCAAACGGGTCAGCAAGCGCCAACGCGGCGCTGAGGTCGAGGGCCTCCTCCGGGAGGCCCTTAGCTATTTGCTCAACGACCGGCCCCTGCCGGCCAAGTACAAGGATCACCCGCTCACCGGGGACTGGATCGATTTCCGCGACTGCCACCTGCGGCCGGATCTGGTCTTGATCTATCGCCTCGAGGGCAATGAGGTCCTGCAGCTCACGCGCCTGGGCTCGCACAGCGACTTGAGCCTTTAGACGGCAACGTCTCACAGGGTGGCCTCGCGCTGCGATGGCGCCCGTCCCTCATTTCAGACCTACGTCAGCTTTTGGCCTGCTGTCGTTCAGTCATTGGATGGGGAAAGAAAAGTCAACCGGCGGTTGAATATAACCCTAATATCAACCACAGCGTAGACGATATTCACGCAACAGCACGAGGGTCCGAACCGCCTGACTGCTTTTTGGGTTCTTTGCGGAGTGCGAGCGGAAGCATTTCGTTGGGCTCTACGTTCAGGAGCTTGCAGATCCTCGTTAGGGTCGTGAGGTCGGGCATGTGCTCACCCCGCTCGTAGGTACGATATGTGTGCTCCGACAGGTCCAGAGCGTCGGCCAGCTCTTTAGCGAACCGAAAACCCGCGTCTTTGCGAGCTTTCCGGAGACGTTTGGCGAGAGCCTTTTTCACCTGTTCATCCAGCCTATCCATGGCCGGGTAAATTGCCCTTACCCGGCTTTCCACACACGTCAGAGGTTTGCACGTTTCTGACGGCTTGACCGTACCCGTTCAAAAAAGTAAGGTCAAGTTACGTAATAGGGGTATCCAGCGCGCTTTGCGAAGCCCGGCCCGGCCCTCAGCACACGCCTAGAGGATGAAGATGCCGACCGCGATCAAACCCACCCGCGCGACTTCAACAGGTCGATCACGGCCCCGGGGTAAGCCTCGCAAAGGTGCAGCGCGAGGAGGCGCAGGTCTGCATCGGATGCGGGTAGATCAAGTGTGGTCCCATTTTTCAGATGAAGGCGAAGAGTGGGTGCTCCTTCGGAAAGCCTCGGAGCACAATACTCAAATCTCTCGAAGTCCGCTGCTTCGTAAGCCGTCCCGACTTCTAGCGGCGGCAGTGGTCGACGTGACATTCGATTGCTCCCCAAAGGCCGGAACCTAGCACGAGTACCACTCCAGTTCCCGCGTAGCCCCTCAGTACCAAGCCAATTCCACCGAGGACCTACGCCCATGAACCTCTTCAACGCCCGTGAAATTCTCGCGGAATCCTTCCGGAACCGCAGTTCCAGGAAAATTCCATTCACCGCTGGCCAGTGTTTCGGCCTCTCGATCAACGAGCAGATGTCGGACGCCTGCCTGCTGCGCTCCGACATTGTCGGGGCGTAGGGCGCGCGCGATGCTGACCGCCGAGAAGCTGATGGATCTGCTGTGTTACTATCCCGAGACGGGCTCATTTAGGTTTCGCCATGGCGCGCGCGCCGGTCGTGAAGCCGGCGGGTTATGGCAGGGCAGGTACTGGCGCATCAGCGTCGGCGGCCAGCAATATTTAGCCCACCGGCTGGCGTGGCTCTACGTCCATGGAAAGTGGCCGCCGGATCAGATTGATCATGTGAACGCGAACGGTCTCGATAACCGTTTGGCCAATTTGAGGTTGGCGAGCCAAGGGCTCAACAACGCGAACCGCCGCCTCGGCAGGAACAATACGTCTGGCATAAAAGGCGTGCGTTGGCATAGCGGCCACGGGAAGTGGTACGCGGGCATCTCTATTGCTGGCCGGCAAAAACACCTCGGCACTTTTACGTCCAAGGAAGAAGCAACCCAAGCATACCGCGCCGCGGCCAAGTTGCATTTTGGTGAGTTCGCGCGGACCTAGGCGTACCCCTTCTGTTGCGTCCCTGCGTTTGTCCAACCCCCGCAACCCGGAGGATGCCATGATCTCATGGTTCCGAGCTCAGTATGATGAGCTCAACCCGTTCGGCCGGTTCTTCTTCGGCCTCGGTTTCGTAAGCCTGTGCGTCGCCGCAGGCATGACCTTCAAGTTCGGCTGGTCCATGAGCGTGCTGCACGCGCTCGGGCTCGGCGTACTCTCCATCGTCGCGAGCTTCCTCCCGGAAGCCGCCTATCGCCTCGGTGAGGACGGCAAGGGCTATCTTGCCGGCGTCATCGCGCTCGCCGCCGTGCCGCTCCTGGGCGTCGAGTACTTCTCGCACGTCGGCTACACGGTCGGGCAGCGGGTCGAGAACACGCAGCAAACCGGCGTCCACAACACCAAGTTCGAGGACGCGCGCAAGAGCCTGGCGTCCGACGAGGCGAACCTCACGCTGTGGAAGGAGCACCTTGACAGGCTCAAGGGCGAAAACCCTTGGGTCACGTCGGTTTCGGCTGACGGGCTTAAGGCTCAGGTCGCAGCGGCGGATGAGGCCATCAAGCAGGAAGAGAGGCGCGGCGGCTGCGGCCCCAAGTGTCTCGGCTTGATGAAGGAGAAGGCCGGGCTTGAGGAGCGGATCGCGCTCGCGTCTGAGGCCGGCAAGCTCGCAAAGCAGATCGAAGCCACGCAGCGCATCATCGACGGCAAGACGGAAGTGGCGTCGAAGGCGACCTTTGAGTCCTCGCCGGTCGTCAACCAGACGGCTTTCGTGGCCAAGCTGGTCGGCATGTCGCTTGAGCCCGACGCGGCCACGCAGGAAGGCTCCCAGATCGGCATCAGCGCCAGCCTTGCGCTTGCGAACGTGCTTCTGACCCCGATCTGCTTCCTGATCGCGGGCCGCAACCGGAAGGGCTTCGAGGCCAAGCCGGCAACGCCTGCCCCTGCGGTTGCGGTTGTGGAGGCCATGCCGGCCGAGACCCGCATCATTCGCCAGACGGTGAGGGACGAGCGCGCCTTGCGCATCCTTGCCGACGTGAAGCGCCAGCTTCTCGAGCGTCCGGCGGCGGCAGCGGCTTAGGAAAAATTTGGCGCCCGGCTCGTGATGAGAACCGGGCGCTGACCTCGCGTCAACACCGGGGGGTGCGAGGTGCTGAACTCAACAGGGTATCAACAGCTGATCGAGAGCTATTGACATGCAGAATCTAGGCGCGGTTTGTGATCAGATCAAGGCTGTCGCGCAAGCCTGCGATGGAACACCCACAGCGAAGTTCATCGCCGTCCTGATCGCTGCCGGCGTGACCGACACGAAGGACATCGCGGCCATTCTCGGCATCGGCGAGCGCGCCGTTCAGAAGGTGCGGCGAGCGAACTACAGTTCGCCGAACACAGGGACGCCGAACCAGAGTTCGCGAACTACAGTTCGTTCCGAACCACAGGACGCGAACCACAGTTCGGGACCGAACCACAGTTCGCCGGAAAGCGAACCACAGTTCGGGTCAGAGCCTCGCGCGCCCGCGCGTATAGAAACCCCTTCGGGGTTACTTCCTTGCGAAGATATTGGTTTAGAATCTCCCCCCTCCCCCTCAAACGTCCAGCCCGTGACCGACTGGCGTAGCGCCTTCGGCGCGGACGACAACCACGGGGTTCAATTCTCGAATGGCCGATTGACCCTCGTGAACGGGACGAGGGCGTTCTGGCTCGAGCAGTTCGGCGGTGACGAAACAGCGCTGAACCTCGCGCTGATCGAGGCCGCCGGCAGCATCCAGCGCGGTAGCAACGCCGGGCTCAAGCTCCAGGTCGAGCGCAAGTTGGCGAATATCGCCAGGGACACCCGCGATCGCGACAAGCGCTACGAGCGCGTCGCCGGCAAGAACCGGCCGCAGAGCGGCGCGCCGCCGGTATCGCCCATGCGAGCCCTGCTCAACAAATCGAAGGGGCAGGAGGTGCGGGTATGAGCAGTACCCTCGTCACCGAGTCAGCGCTCCGTCAGGTTTACGAATGGGCCCCTGGATGGGACAAATACTGGTTGGAATCCAGATACCGAGCGTGGATGAGAGGGCGCTCAATACCGGCTCATCCTGACGATGCATTCAAGCTTTGGATACTCAAAGTTACAGGCGGGAAGCACGTCCACGACCATCACGAGGATACGGACGAGATCATTGATGCGTTGGATGAGAGAGACGCCGAGGAAATTATGCGAGCGGGTCTGCCGCGGTACGATAATCGTTTCTGTGCATCTGCAAACGAAATTTTGCTGGGCCTGCGGTGCTACGCGTTCAACCGAACTGCATGTTGGGACACGTTTTGCGCTTCGGTTGATCAACTCGCCACAAGAGAATCATGGTCGCCGGAGGATGGCCGGGAACTGGCTAAGTATATCGTCAATAAACGACTAAACGGGTTCATGCCGACCGTCGCTGAAATCAAAAAAGCGGCCGTAGAGTTGTTTCGCGAAGCCCATACGCTCGATACGCTTATGGGCGTCCTGGATAACTGTAACCCGGACAAGGATGAGATCCCAAGATCTCTGGCTGAAGCGCTCATTTATCACGCGTACGAAGCGGGCGCTCGCTCTGGCATGTCACAGGAGCAGCTCGAAATTCTAGGCAAGTTTCTTATCAAGAAGTCCAAGGAGGCGGGACAATGAGCGCCATCCAGGATCTCGTCCTCGCCCGTTTCCTGACGCTCTACGGTGAGCCCAAGACCGACAATCTGGAATCTTTCATTGCCGAGTACGAGACCGCCCTTGCCGGCATGGGCCGTGAGGTGCTGATCAGCGGAGCCAACCGCGTCATCCGCGCTCAGGAGTTCCGGTCCTGGCCGACGCCCGGCGAATGCGTCAAAGCCTGCCATGCCGAGGCAGAGCGCATGGCCATCGAGCGCGAGCGTTTCTCTCCGAAGAACATCGACGAGGCGGACCGAAACTGGACGGCTCCGACTGAGGAATCGAAGCGGCGTGTCCGAGAGCTCCTCGCGGAAACCAAGCGCCACATGCAGAGCGCACTTCCGACAGAGCCCGTGCGTCGATCGCTGTCGGATCTTTCCAAGCGGATCACAGGCGAGAACGGGGGCTGACAATGTGGACCGAAGAACGTGTTGAGATGGCCGAGAAGCTCTGGACGCAGGGCCTCTCTGCGCGCTCCATCGCGCAGCAGCTCGGCGGCCTGACGCGCAACGCCGTGATCGGCAAGATGCACCGGCTTGGCCACAAGCGCTCCGACTACGGTCAGGGCCAGACGTTCGGCAAGGCCGCCAGCATCGCCCTGCGCAAGAGGCGCAAGCCGAAGAGGTGCGCCTCGCTCAAGGTCGGACCCCTCGTGGCCGTGGAGGGGCCGCTCCCGCCCGAGCAGCCGGCACCGGACAAGCTGGTCAGGCTGGCCGATCTCGAGGACCACCAGTGTCGATATCCGTTCGGCGATCCCAAGCGCGAGGGCTTCGGCTTCTGCGGCTGCCAGACGCCTCCGGGCCAGAGCTATTGCCCGGACCACCTCGCGCTGTGCACCAGGGAGCCGCCGCCCGTCACCCGCAAGAGAACCCTCGGCACGAAATCAGATCGGACGCGGTGCATGGACGTCCGTCTCCCAGCACCTAATCTCGAATGGTGCCGCGTATGACCCGACGCATCGCGCTCCCGGGGTTCCGGATGAAGAACGGCAAGCTCGAGAAGGCAGCCTCCTACCACAAGAACGTCTCGCAGCGGATCGGCGAGCGGAAGTCGAAGAAGCAGCGTGTGGTGAGGAGACAGCCGGGATGACCATGCCTCCGTTCCACGTCCATGAGATCCGCCGCGCGCTCGACATGGCGGAAGCCCTCGGCCACCAGAAATGCCGCATCTCCACCCTGTCTCTGCGTACCGTCCTAAGGATCCTGAAAGACCATGAGCAGCTCCTGGTACGCCATCCGAACCGCGCCGATGAAAGAGTTCGCCGTCGAGACGATCCTGAGGCGCAAGGGGCTTCGGGCCTTCTGCCCGACCGAGGTCCGCTATCGGTTCGTGGGCAAGAAGAAGGTCCCGCAGGACTATGCGATGCTGGCCCGCTATCTGTTCGCCTCCGGTGACGGCCTGATCGGCCAGGTGCGCGATCTCAAAGACCGGGGGCTGGTCAACGGCCTCATCGGCTTCGCCGGTGTGCCGGCGCCGATCCCGGAATCCGCCATCCATCGGCTGACGAGACTGTCCGGCTCCGCGCTCCCGACCCGAGCCCAGGCAGTCCGCAAGAGTTTCAGCGTGGGAGACCGGGTGGAGATCATGGTCGGGCCCCTGCAGGCGCTCGTGGTCGAGGTCGCCAGCATCAAGGGCCGTGCGGCCCAGGTGATCGTGCCCATGCTGGGGACGGCGAGACTGGCTGAAATCCCGCTGGAAGCGCTGGAAGCGGCTTGAACCGGGCCGGTACTGGAATGGCACTGGCCGCAAAAGAAAACCCCGGCAGTTTCCCGCCGGGGTCAGTCGTCAAGCAGTCCTTTACAACTCAAGCCGCCTCGAGAAGCCGCCGGTAGATCGTGGTCCGTGCCATGTTTTCAAACGCGGCCTCGGCCTCGTTCAGCTTGGGCCTTCTCCCGTGGCGCTTCTCGAACTCCTTCGCCCACACGATGACCTCGGCGCCTTTCTTGACCGGGTCAATCGCCCGGGTCGGCGGCAGCGGCTCGTGGTCGTTCGAGGTGATCTTCTTGAACTCCTCGATTTCACGGTCCAGCTCCTTGCTCGGCGTCGTCTCCGTGATGGCGCGGTTGGGGAACCCGTAGCCGAAGGCCACGATGGCCGTCCACTCGAACATCAGGGCGAGTGCGAACCGCTCGAAGACCTTGAAGAAGGCTTCGGCAGCGTCCTTCGAGAACCCTGCGAGCGCCGCGACCTCGGCCGCCATGGCCGCCTTGGTTGCCGTGGACTGGCGGGGGTGATCCCGCATCGTCTGCTCGTAACCGCGGATGGCAGCTTCATACGTCGTGATCGAGTAGGTGATGCCGTCGCAGCGCTTGCCCTTGCCGGATGCACATTCCTTGGCGGCTTTGTCGCGGAGCCCTTTGACGGTCTCCTCGGCTTCGCCCTTCATGCGGGCCGCGTCGTCATACAGCGCATTGGCCTGCTCGACCGAGATCTTGTGCGCTTCCGCGCCTTCGCCCTGACGGCCGACAGAAGAATAGAGTGTGAAGGCCGTGCCGAGCAGGAAGGCGACGGAGAACCCTGCCGCGGCGCCGAGCCGGCGGACGCCCGCCACCTTGGCCAGATGGCCCGCCGCGATGGTGAGCCCGACGACGAGCGGCACCAGCGCGTGATCGAGGGTCCAGTTTCCGGAGTGCATCGGCTCCCAGAGCAGGATGGCCATGGCGCCGATGGAGGCAAAGGTACCGGCAGCGATTGCGAGACCGGTGCCCGGGGTGTTAGTCTTCGTCATGTCTGATTTCCTTTTTCCGAAGGGTTTTGGACAAGCCCCCAGGCCGTTGGCGCGGTTTCTGGGGGCGACTTTTTGAGAGTAGTGCCAAAGTCACCTGTTTGCAATCATAAAAGGTGCCTAAGTCACTTTTTTATTGACGCTGTGGTGCCTTTGGCACTAGATGCATTATATGGCGGATGCATCAAAAGCGGCCGGCGCCGCGTTAGAGGCGCGTTTCGAGGCCCTTCTCGGAGGGCACGGCACCACGGCGCGCCTCGCGCGCGCTCTCGATCGGCACCCATCGCAACTGCATAGGATTTGGGCTGGTAAACGCCCTGTCACGCCGGAACTGCTTGCGTTCGCGGAGCTTCTGGAGAAACTCCCAGAGGATCAGTGGCCCGACCGGTGGCGCAAATGACCGAACCCGACAGCCTTGTTCTTCGCTACCTGCGCCAGATCGACGAAAAGCTCGATCTCCTGCGCGCCGACGTGCACGATCTCAAAGTGCGAATGTCTCACGTCGAGGAAGGTATCGGCGGCATCAATCGCCGTATCGATCGGCTGGACCAGCGCATGGACCGCATCGAAAAGCGCATGGGGCTGGTGGACGCGCCGTAGGTGTGTCTCTCAGACTCTTGACGCCGCGCGCGAAGCGGCATTTTACCTTTGAGACGCAGGACGGATCCCGGAGCCGGGGTATGTGGCAGACGACATCCTGCAATGGCTCCCCGAAATGGGTATGAGCCGACCGCCCTTCATATGCCCAAAATGATGGCGGAGCGCCCACGCTTTACAAAGCGGCGCTCCGTTTTCCGTTCGGAACGGTACGCAGTCCGAACGTGAAAACCAATCTACGCCCGATCCTCTGAACAGGATATGAACATGGCCGCCATCTCCGCCGAAGCCGCCGCTCAGAGCGCCATCTCTAAGGTTGTCACCTGGGGCAAACGCCTCGGTTTCCTCGCCCTCGTCGTCTTCATCCTCCTCAGCCTCGCCAAGCTGTTCGGCTTCAACGTCTGGCCGGTCCAGACCATGGGGCCACAGGAGTTCGGCGTGTTTGTCGCCGGCGTCGCTTACGCGCTGAGCCGATAGCGTTTCACGTGGAACCTACAACCCATGACTGATCTCGACCGCGCCATTCTCAAATCCTGCGAGGACGCCGGCTCCCGGCCTCCGAAGATCGTCCACTACGCCAACTGCACCGCGGTCAAGTTCCGCAACGGTGACGGACAGCCGGTCCTCATCACGCTCGATCCCGGAACAAGCCCCGAAGCCGCAGCCCACAAGATCGCCCAGACCTTCAAGGTCAAGGCGGAGAACCAGCCGAGTGAGCAGGCCCTTCGCAAGCTCTCGGAATAGTCCTGCAACCCCCAGTCCTGCGTATCTATTTGGAGTCCCGCTTATGAAGCCGAACACCTCAGAGGTAGATAGGCTTAAATCGCTTCGGTGCGCAGCCACAGAATGTTTCGGTGACTATGCTCGAACAGAAGGGGGTCGGCTATGACCCTCACACCCAAACAGGAAGCTTTCGTCCAGGCGTACCATGAAACAGGCAACGCCTCCGAGGCATACCGTCGTGCCTACAACGCTGAGAGGATGAAGGAAAAATCCATCCACGAGAACGCGTCGAAGCTACTGAACCACGCCAAGGTTGCACCAAGGCTCGAAGAGCTTCAGCAGCGCGCCCAGAAACGCCACGACATCACGATCGACACCCTGACCGAAATGCTCAAGGCGGACCGGGAACTCGCCCGGGAGCTGGAGCAGTCCAGTGCCGCGGTCTCCGCCGTCATGGGCCTCGCCAAGATCCACGGCCTGATCCTCGACAAGGCCCAGATCTCAGGAGACGAGAACAATCCGATTGTGACGCGCGTGGAACTCGTCGCTCCGGAGTATGGCCACAGCTCGCATTGAGCTCCCGCCGAAGCTTCTGCCGGTCTTCACGGGTGAAGCGGACGTAAGAGGAGCTTGGGGCGGTCGCGGATCGGGCAAAACCCGGTCCTTCGCCAAGATGACCGCGGTCCGCGCGTACATGTGGGACATGGCCAACAGGCGGGGGATCATCCTCTGCGGCCGTCAGTTCATGAACTCGCTAGACGATTCCTCGATGGAGGAGGTCAAGGCTGCGATCCGGTCAGAGCCCTGGCTGCTCGCGCACTTCGACATCGGCGAGAAGTACATCCGGACCAAGAGCGGGCGGATCTCGTACAAGTTCGCCGGCCTCGATCGGTCTCTGGACAGCATCAAGTCGAAGTCTCGCATCCTGTTGTGCTGGGTTGACGAGGCAGAGCCGGTCACCGAAGAAGCCTGGGTCAAGCTGATCCCGACGCTCCGGGAAGAGGACAGCGAGCTTTGGGTCACCTGGAACCCAGAGAGCAAGCGCAGTTCTACACACAAGCGGCTTCGGGAAGGCCGGCCGGATCCTCGGGTGAAGGTCGTCGAGATCAACTGGCGGGACAATCCATGGTTCCCGGACGTGCTCGAGCGCACTCGCCAGCGCGACAAGACGGACCGGCTGGACAAGTACGATCACATTTGGGAGGGCGCTTTCGCGACCGTTTTCGACGGCGCCTATTACGTCAAGGAGCTCATCGAGGCACGGGACCAGCGCCGCATCGGCAAGGTCGATGCCGATCCGCAGCTTCCCGTGCACACGGCCTGGGACCTCGGCATTGGTGACTCGACGGCGATCTGGTTCTTCCAGGTCATCGGCTCCGAGGTCCGCGTCATCGATTTCTATGAGAACCACGGTGTCGGCCTTCCTCACTATGCCGGTGTGCTGAAGGCCAAGGGCTACACCTACGCGACCGATTGGGTTCCCCACGACGCCAAAGTGAAAGAACTCGGCACCGGACGAACCCGCGTTGAAACTTTGAGGGAATTGGGTCGGAACCCGCGTCTGGTGCCCGACCACAAGGTCATGGACGGTATCAACGCGGTCCGCGAGACGCTGAAGCGCTGCTGGTTCGACGAAGCGCGCACGGAATATGGGCTCGACGCCTTGCGTCAGTACCGCAGCGAGTACGACGAGAAGGCG